TCCCATGAGCCACTCGACCCATGCCGGATTCAGCGAACCACTCGTGCTCGTCTTTCCAAGTGCAGGATGATTCCCCAGCATCGCCTGCATCTGTCCGGTGGGCTTCCCGCAGGCGTCCTCGTTCGCCGTTGGCGTGGGCCACAATCCAAACCCTGTCCCTTCGGTGGAAAGCGCCGACTGAGGCCGCAGGAAGAACAAGACACGGCCCGACTTCGTAGCCGATGCCTTCCATGTCAGAAAGGATATTGTCGAGCTCCATCGTGATGATTCCAGCAACGTTCTCACCAATGATCCAACGGGGGTTTGCGCCGTTAATAACTCGGAGCATCTCTGGCCAGAGCGCACGGTCATCTTCCTTGCCGAGTCGCTTCCCGGCGACCCTGAAAGGTTGACAAGGAAATCCCCCTGTGAGCAGGTCAACCCCTGCGTAGTCGGAGCCGTCGAGGGTGAAGATGTTGGAGTGGATTCGCGGCGCAATTGTTCCTTGCCCTCGATTAGTTCTTGAAGCCCGCGCCCGTAGCCCTCCGTTGTTCGTGCTGGTTCCTGTGCTCTCGGCGTCGGCCAAAACCGCGCCGAATCGTTCTTTGAGGATTTGTTGTGCATAAGGTTCCTTTTCGCAAAATCCGATGGTTGTGTATCCGCACTGAGCAGCCGCGATGGCGAATCCACCGATGCCGCTGAACAGGTCGAGGTGAGTGAGGGTTTTCATTACCGGAATGACGGCCAGGTGCAGTTAATGATCCCGCCCGTCTCGTTCATCCTGCTAGCAATGCTCGGCCCGAGAGCGGTGACCAGTTGTGACGCTTCCAAGTTTCCAACGAACAAGGTGTCCTTGCAGTCTTCGTAGCGTTCGTTTACCAAGAAGAACAGAAGCCGATTCTCCCATTCCGTGTCACTTCTCTGCCCAATCTCATCTATGACAAGCAGATCGGGCTTGAGATAATCCTTGATCACGTCCTTCTCTGATTTGTCTGCCTTGCCGTAAGTAGCCTTGATGTCCATAAAGAATTCTGTGGCGCAACAGAAGCGGGAAGTTTTCAGGCGATTGGCGTTCGCTTTGATGAGCTGGACGCCGATCTGGGTTTTGCCGTTTCCCCTAGTGCCCACCAGAGCGCACAGGAATCCCGTGGTAAGCGATTTTAGCAGTTTATGGTATGTTGACCCCCATTCGCCATCAAATTCGATTGTAGCTGAACTGTGGCGTTTTGGGAGATTCGTCTTGGACATGATGACAGCAACGCGTGTGTTATGGTCAATTTGCTTTCGATCGTCTTCGGCGTTGAGGCGTCGTTGATGTTCCTCTTCGGAAATCATCTTGAAGCCAGAGGACAGCTTGGTGATGGAGTCTTCGATGGATTTCATAGCATTCTTACCTGGATGACTTCTTGGATTTGTTTAGGTTCGGGGACGGTGGGCTTGCCGGTGGATTTCCAAGTTTCGGGAGAGTCGTTGAACCTCTGTTGATTGAACCAAGTGGCAGGGTTCGGGGTATATTGGGCATCCTGTCCCGCCCTAGATGCTGCGTATTCCTTCGTCTTCGACAAAACCATCTCGGGAGGGAATTCGGACAGCGCCTTGAGTATCGACTTCATCGCCGCCGGCTTACCAACCTTCTTTGGGTATGCATCATAGATGCTACAAGCATGCTCCAAGCATGCGTCACGCATGCGTGGAGCAATGCTTGTCTCTATATCCTTATCCCTATCCTTATCTGTATCCTTATCCGTATCTTTCTTCTTTGCTTCTTTCTTCTTTAACCACCGCGCATCTGCCGCCGCCTTTGCTCGGAGTGAATAGGACTGGTGATAACCGTTGTGCTCCTCCCATCCGTGGATCGCGCCGTCACCGTCCAGGAACCCGCACGACTTCAATGCTCCGAGGATGCTCGGAGCATGCTCCGAGCATCCAATAAGCATAGAGATCTCTTCCGAGCTGTAGGATGACAGGTTCCCGTCCGGTTGGTGTTCGGCGCAATACGCCCACAGCCTCGGCGGAACCCAGTAAGCTGCGTCTCCGATTAGTGCTCGAAGCCTTGCCGTCTTCCTGTGCGTGTAGAAGCCGGTTCGGAGCCGGATGTAAAGGCTGCTCATTTCAGTCGCTCAGCTTTTCGTTAGGCATCACAGACGCGGGCTGTTTGGAGCACGGTGTCGAGTTCTACCGTGATGTATTCTCCGTATTTCACCCACTTCTTGATGGCTTCCTCGATTTCTTCGCGGCGAGATTCGACGAGTTCGGCGCGTTCCTCGGTTGTGATTCCGCTCACCCCGGCGGCGCTGTCTTTGGCCGCTTGCTGCACCGCGTCATACACGCAGTCGGGATTCTTCATTGTGATTTTTATTTTCATTTCTTTTGTATCTCCATCACCCGACATTCACGTTGCTTTGTGCCCCTCACCGTCTCCCAAGAATGGATCTGAATCCTGCCACCCGACGCCAGCCATATGGCGTGTCTCGGCTCCGCGAGCGTCTTTGCCACCCTCGCGTTGAAGTTGCCCTTGCGCCTTCAGGTCATAGAGCATGGTGACGGAATCAAGCCCGCCAGATAGTAGATGGATTATGGTTTTTGGTATCATAGACATGAATCCTCAGTGCATCCCTCGACGTTGGAAGCGGTGAACAATGTGAGCTTGCGCCCATGAAGGACCGTTGCGCCGAGAGACGCACTGAGATTTCTTTGCTGTGTTTTCATCGTTCTTATTACAGGGCTTCCGACCCGTGCGTCATTCAACGCGCCGTTAGGATAGTGGAGGGGTGATGGGTGTCAACCCCACATCACAGCATCTCCTTTTGTTCGTTCATCACCTTCTCAGCGCAATCCAGCAAGAACCTGATCTCGGGCATTACCATTCTTGGAATTATCTCGTAACGCAGAGAGTCAAAGGGACGACCCTCGGCCTTTAGCGTGTTCATGCGGTTCACAGCTTCACGCAGTTGCTTAAGCTTCAACAGGTTCATAGAGATTGTCCGTGTCTGTGTTTTCTGGGTTTGTTCGTTTGCTTGCTACTATTGGATCTCAGTGCAGCCAGCCATCGCTGCCTCTTCTTGCCTGTTATTCTAGCAAACGCTTTCTGCAATCGTTCCTGGTTCAGTTTCGAGTTGCGCGGATTCATCCACGACAGATCTTCACCCTCTGGTGCTCGAATCTTGCGTTGGTCAGTGCTGAGATAGGCTGGCTCCGAATAGGAAGAGAGGATTGTCAGTTCCTTGAACCCTGTTTCCAGTTGTCCGCGCCAGCCCGTGGTTAGTTGCAGGTATGTTTCGGTGGTCATTGCATCGTTCGGCTTTGCTGAGTTCGTCAGACTTGGTTTGGTTTAGTCGTCCGTGCGTCATGTGGATGCCGGAACGCTCTTGCTGAAGATAAAGGCATTCAGGACAGGTCTGGTATTTCATTGCCTTTCTCCTTCACGGATAAATGCAGCCATTGCGAAGCAAGCACCCAGAGCAAGTATAATCGATAATGCCGTAATTTTTCCGTCATTCACTACGAGCATTATTGCGCCTAAACAATTACATAGGCAGGTGGCAGCAAACAGTGGCCTCATTGCAGCCTCCATTGCAGCACCCGCCTGCCGTTGTTTGGTATTGGTGTTTTCATTTCCCCTTCGATTTCGAGCTGCGATACGGATGCTGCGTCAACCCTCGCTTGGCAAGGTAGGCGTTGAGCTGCTGGTTGAATGTTTTCAACTCGCCAACCTTGAGGGTGGACGGAGCTTCACTTGCGCATTCGCGACTCCTTCGTCCCGGTGAGTTTGCTTGATGGTTCATGGATAGGTTATTTCGAGGATGGTTTTTTGATCAGCTTTCGGAACTTTTTGTTGAACGATTTGGAACTCGATGTGCGCTGCCGAATCGTCTTTGATGAGTCGCAGGTATCGTGCTGCGTCAACGAGGTATTTGGCGCACAAATTGTCAGGGTCGATGAGGCGTGACCGGAGCGACGTAACGCGGAGGACAATGCGCTCTGGGCCTTTTTCTTTTCCCGTGTCCTGCCCCAATGGTTCATCGCAAACAAGGCGTTGAGTGACGGTATCTTGTAGTCGATTTCGAGTCTTACGCTTTGCATAGTATTCTTGCAGCCATTGGGCAGTGTAGGTTGGCATATCAAAACGGAACATCCGACTCTTCAGGAGTAACCAACGCAGGCTGTCTTGCCGGCCTTACCGACCTTGCCGGCGCATCAGCCTCGTCCTTCTTTCCACCCATGAACGACCAGCGGGACACGCTGATTACGTGCTTTGTGCGCTTCTGTCCGCTCGTCTTGTCGTCCCATGAGTCCATCTTGAGCCTGCCCTCGATCAGGATTGCATCACCCTTGTGAACGTGTTTTGCAAGAGACTCTGCGGACGGTCCCCAAATCTCGAAGTCAATGAAGCACACCTCATCCTTGGATTGGTCGCCCTGGCCGAATCGATGGTTTGTGGCGAGTCCAGACTTGGCTACAAACTTGCCGCTAGGCGTCGAGCGGAGTTCTGGATCCCGCGTGATGTGTCCGATTTGTACGATTGATGAATGGTTAGGCATTTTTGATTTTGTTGATGAGTTCGTCCAATTCCACTAGGAACAGACCGCACTCGGTTTTGAGGTTGCTGATGTATTCTTCGTTCGGTGTCACACGAAACCGAAACATTGGGTTGTCTGCGATTGAAGGGCAATAAGACACGAAGTCCCACCACTTGCGACCCGTCACCCACAACGAGCCTTGAACTTGAGCCACATACTGTGGCGGAATTTTGTCGGCGAGCAAATACTCAATGTGAGTCTTTGGTTTTGGACACTTAATTTCCAGCCCACCATCTTCGCCCACCAGGGCGTCTGGTGAACAGCCAATGAGCCTGTGTTCGTCGAGGAACGCGAAGCCAATCTCTCGGACATCGCTGCTGGTGAGCATGGCATAGCCCGCCCTTGCGTCTGGCTCGATGGTTGAGCCTCGGATAGTCCACTCGTTCTCAAAGCTCTCCTGCGGTTCTCCTGAGAGGTTTTCCGCAGCCATGTCGAGCATGAGCGACTTGCGGACCTTGCCTTCTCCCTTAGCCAGAACCTTGGAGAAGTTTGATGCAGTAAGGACACCGACGCGCAGCTTAAGCCACTCGTCGGAGCCTTGTATCATGTCGGTGACTTCAATCATGCCGGTATCTTCTTTTCGAGCAGTTTGACGAGACGCGGCACGTCGGTTTCCGAAAGGTCGGCAAGAGCGGACACCTTTGCGTAAGCCAGGAACCTGTCGCCGTCCGTCCCGGTCAACGCGATCAACTCTTCGACTCGAGACAACGATTTCGGCGTGATGCGAACGAACGGTCTTGCAACTTCAGCCGGCGCGGCGGCGCTGGCAGCGTTGCCATCGTCATCGTCGTCCGTGGTGATGCCAAGAGCGCGAAGGGAATAGCGTTGAGCGTAGGTGATTGCGCTGCCGAACCCCTGCATGTTCGGCTTGTCGAGCTTCAACGCCATCCTGCCAAGTTGCACCTTCTCGCCGCTGATGTGATGAAGGGTGGTTTCGAGGATGTCTCCATCCACCACCGACTGGATGAGAGCAAACCCGTGTTTGTTGAGGATAGGTCGGCACATCGCGATGATGGCATCAAGTGGTGCGTATTTGTTCTTGAAGTGAGGGTTCGTTGCCGTCTTCGGCACGTTCCGCATTTCAAGTTGTGCGGCGACGAGCGCAGCACTGACTGTTGTGTCTGGTTTGTTCATTGGTTTTTTAGTGGTTCGGGTTGCTGGACAGGATACAGATGACGAACTGGTAGCCAGCAGCGTCTGTAGCGTTGAGATGAATGGCCCCGCCTGTCAAATACACAGTCGGAGTCATGCCAAGCTCAACGCAGGCGCATGTGAAATCCTCGGCGGATGACAAGTGGACTTTGCCGGCTTCGATGCCGTTAATCTTAATGTCCGCGTTGAGTTGCTTGATCTGCTCCGAAACTGCTTTGATTTTGTCGATGTTCATTGGTTTGGTTTGGTTTGGTTGAAAGAATCCAGCGGTTGACCGCCAACTACGAGTTCACAAGGTGAGCCGAAGCCATAATATCAAGGTGATCCTACCGCTGGAAAATCATCAGGAAAAACGAGAGCAGCCACCCGATTATCGCAATTATGCGCCAACTTGCGTCTACCCCGCAGTTTTTGTAGGCGGGATGCCCAAGTAACGCCTTCTGCCAATCTTCATTGTGGTCATTCATCGTTGCCTTTCGAGATCATCACACATGCGATGATCATTGCTGCCATTCCCCACACAGCTAACCAGATCACGGCTTGCGAACCCCTTCTTTTATTTCCATCAGTCGCGCCCATTGATCGCAGTCAATGCATGTGTGAGTGACGTCGGATGAGAACGCCTTCACTCCCAGAGTGGCTCCACAACACCGACACTTGCGAGCTGAGTCCTCCGCAGCGGAATACATCCAGCCGCCGACTGATTCCTTGTAGCTGACTTTACCTGTGTTCATGGTTTCACCTTCTCAGCC